ATCGTAAGAACCGTGAGCGAGAAATGCAGCGGATGCGTGACTGGTATGCTTCCAATAAGGAGCATAAGGCAGAATACTATCAAGCCAATAAAGAAAGGCTTGATGCTGCCAATAACGAGCGTAGGAAGAACGATCCAGACTTTCAGCAGGTCGCTCAGTTAAAACAGAATGTCAGACAGATTATGAAGCGGTTGCCACATGGTCACAGAGGCAGGGTTACGCCCACCGTACTGGCCAGAATCCTCAAAGAAGAGATAGTTGGCAGGGTTAGGAATTATTTAAGCAAAGACAATATGAAAAAGAGAATTTTATGTATCGTAGGAGAATCGGGTACTGGAAAGACCCTTGCATCCCTGCATTTGAGGTATGAGTGTGGTGCGAATGTCATTTGCTCATACACAACGAGACCGCCCAGAGATACGGAAGTTGAGGGCAGAGACCACCATTTCATTGACATTGTGCCACCAGAGGATGAGCTGTTGGCATACGCAGAGTTTGGTATGTACAAATATTATGCTACCAAGGCACAAGTGTTCGGTCCTTGTACTGTCTATGTCATTGATGAGCAGGGTATCAGAGACTTGCTGGAGAGGCATGGTGATGAGTATGAAATCTATTCCGTCTATCTGATGAGAGACAAGAAGTTGAGAGAGGAAAGAGGCATTACAAAAGGCCGAATGAACAGGGATAAAAATAGAAAATTGCTCGATTTAAGTTTTTATAACTATGTTTTGGAGAACAACAGTACCAAAAGAGAACTATTCTTAAATATAGAGCGCATTTATAACGAAGTAAAAAACAAGTAGGAATTATGGCAGCACCGAAAGAAAAAGAACAGATCATCACAGCCTTTGTGATGGACTTTGAGACTGGCGGCTTAGACTGCAAGAAATGCGCCGCTACCCAGATTTCAGTTCACGCCATCAGACTCGACAACTTTGAGGTGATGGATACGTTCAATAAGTACATCTACCCATACCAGAGCCGTGCCGACATTGGTAAGCCCAAGAAAAAGGTTCTCAGGAGCAAGTATGAGGACGAGGAAGAACAGTCAACTCTTGAATACCAGGCAAAGGCACTGGAGTATTCTGCCATCACTATGGATATGCTTTATGAGCAGGGAGAGGAACTGGAAGCAGTATGCAATGACCTATTAGAGTTCTTCAAAAAGAATACACTTACCACATCTAAGAAACACAAGCCCATCTTTGTCGGCCAGAACATTTTGTTTGACCTTGGGTTTCTGCAGCAAATCATGGCTTATTGCGGTCTCTGGAAAGAGGTTGCCAAAATATTCAGGGGTGTTGAGGACTTCTTCGGAAATTTCCAGCCCTATTATGTTGACACGATTATTTTTGCACAACTGGCTTTCTGTCATAAAGAGGGGATTGCCAGTTGGTCTCTGTCTAACTTGTGCGAAATGCTTGGTATTGAGTTGGACGATGCCCATGATGCCGATGCTGATGTCACTGCAACCAAGGAAGTGCTTAGACTGCTTACGGTGCGATCGAGGAATGAGGAAGTGGAAGATGCAGAGGGCAGCACAGTGGTAACTAAGAAAGAAAAAACAAGAGAACATTTTAAGATTTAAACTATGAGTGGTCTGTTTGAAATCGTTGGGAGTGCAATGTGCGCGTTTGCATTTGTCGTATTGTTATGTGAATTATATGTTTCATCAAAAACAAAATTACAATGAGTAATGTATTATTATGTGTCTTGCTGGTTATAGCAGTCATCGGAGCTTTGTTCACAACATTGATAGCCCTTGGAGTAGGCTCCATGTGCCAGAAAGCACAAGAGGACATCAGAGAGTTGAGGAAAGCTTTGAACGAGGTGAATCTGGAGCTTGCAAGGGTTAGGGAGTTCAATGAGGCGGTCACAGACTGCATCAGCGGTATCGGTAGAGCGCTTGACGTTATCAATGAGCGAACTGACTGGCTTGACGGCATAAATGACCAGATTCAACATTCTTTTATGCAAAATAAAGACAGAAAGAAATCATAATCAGCATGGCAAGCAAAGATTGGAAATTCAACCCGATAACTGGAACGATGGAGCCTGTCAATCCCCTCGCACATGGTCTTGGCAGAAAAGTCGATAATGGTGATGTGCAACAGATAAAAGGGCCAACCAGCGTTCCAGTTATCAAGAGTGGGCGTTCACTGATGAAAGAAGTTCCAACAGACAAACCAAATGTGTTGGTCAATGAAAGGGAGGTCAGATTCAGGGAAAAGAGTGATTTGTCTGTAGTGCAGATTACTGATTATGACACTAACAGGGTGATGGGTTATATAGCCGGATATGGTCTTGACATCAATTTCAATATGGAAGAATTGAACAGCATGGATAGGGTTGAGCAGTTCCTGGAGGGATTGAAAAAGGCTTTCCGCAGTGTTATACTTGAAAAGGCCCTTGGTGCGAAATAGAAAAGCATCCAGACATCACACTATCTTTTATAAAAGAGACATAAATGTTGAACGATATGGAAAATAACGAGAACACCATGATTCTGACGGAAGAAGAGGCCAACTTCTGCCTGCTTTACGTCAATGCTCCAGCACCCCTTGCTGGTAATGCCACTGAGTGCTATATCAAGGTGTTCAAGTGTGATGGTGATGATGTAGTCAGTAAGGCAAAGGCTTCATTTGAAGCTAAGAAGCTATTGGAGAAAGAAGCGGTCAAAAAGCGCATTTCAGAGCTGGAAGAAGTTAATTTGTATGACACGGCCACCTTGAAGCAGCGCATTACGACCACGATGTTGAAGATTATGGATGAGTGTTCTGATGAGACCAAGGTCTATAAGAACCGATTCAAGGAGATTTTGTCGCCGGCACCCTTCCGTTCGGTTGCAATCAGTGCAGCCAAACTGGTAGCAGAAGTCAATGGTGTTAAGGAAGATACTGTTCAGAAGATTCAGATTGGCAGTGAGAATGGTGAAGGAATTACGTTCAACCTCATTATGCCCAAGAAAAGTGAGAATGTAGAAGAACAAATTTAATCTTTAACGATATGACAATGGCAGACAAAACGGCAAACTTCATCACTCAGAATTTCAAACTGATAGTGACAGTCGCAACTTTTCTTGTTGGACTCTATGTTCAGCATAAGGCAAACACAATGGAAATAGAGCGTTTACAGCGTGAGATAGCCAGAATTGATGGCAGGCTGGACGCTCAGTATTCAAGGCTCGATGATGTAAAGCTCGATAAGACGGTGTTTGAAGCAACCATCCAGCAGTTCTCAACAATGTCGAATGACATACGAGACATTCGGCTTACATTAGAGGACATGATGGCCAACGGACACTACAACAGCAATCGGGCCAGACAAAAATAATTATTAAATGATTAAAGTCGGTGATAAAGTCAAGATAGTCTATTCCCATCAGCTTGCGGACATGAAGATGATTCCGCTTGTAAACAGGATGGGAGAGATTCTTGACATCAAGATAAAAGACACAAAAACACCAGGTGTCTGGCTGAAAATTCTTAATGAGCTGGATGAGGCAGAGGAATGGTTCGTACCCATCCAGTCAATTCGTACAAAGGAATATTACTATCGCAAAAGGAATACGAAAATTCTAAAGTCATTCGATATATAATGGAAACAATCAAGAAGGGTAGCACTGGTGATGCTGTAAAGGTTCTGCAGGGTCTTTTGCGCATTGCTGTTGATGGTGTGTTTGGCCCCAAGACAGAACAGATTGTGAAGCAGTACCAAAAGGCCAACAAACTTACAGATGACGGTGTTGTCGGACCTAAGACTTGGGCATTACTTCAAAAGGATAGCATTGCCATCGTAGATGGTCATATTAAAACTCATATAACACGTTCTCCAAGCAGGCCGATAAAGTTTATTTCAATCCATTATACGGCTGGCAGCACAAGCAAAAAAGGAACTGCACTTGCTGCCAGGAATGTTTTCTTGAAGCGTAGTGCATCTGCTGATTTTGTAGTGGATGATGAGACTATCGTTCAGATTAACCCAGACCTCAGAAACTACTATTGTTGGGCTGTTGGTGACAAGAAGAATCCCTATACTGGTGGTGGAAGTCTGTATGGAAAGGCAACTAACAAGAATACCATTAGCATAGAGATATGTTCTAATCTCAAAAAGGGAACCAGTGCAGAAATGCCTAACCATAATGGATGGTATTTCACTGACAAGTCTCTTGACAATGCTTCCAAGCTGGTAAGGTATCTGATGAAGTTGTTCGACATTCCAAAGTCGAATGTCGTAAGGCATTATGACATCAGTGGTAAGCTGTGCCCTGGTGTTATAGGTTGGAACAATTCTAATGTGTATGACACGAATGGAAAAGTAACCGCCCAGAAAAGCAATTCCGATGCGTGGATGGTTTTCTGGTCTATAATATAATAGAGTATGAAAGAGATTTTTAATGCACTTGGTCTGAAATTATCTGGAGTGTTGATACTTACTGTTGCCGCTCTTGTCTGGTATGCTGTTGATACCACAAAGAGACTGCATGAGGCAAAGCAGAAGTCTGAGACGTTAGAAACGACTATCACTGATATGAACCAGAAGATAGACCGCTATGAGATTCAGATCAACGACAGTACGAGGCTCCATGCAGCTACCGTAAAAAATTTACGGATGACTGCTGAGAACATTCAGGCCAAGTACAATGATTTGCTGGCAGCATCTAAGATGAAGCCAAAGGACGTGAACAATGTGACCACTGTAGGAACAGAGGCCAGAGATACCGTTTTTGTGCCGGTTAAAGTTGATTCTTTTGGTGGCTTGCAGACTGGCTATAAGGACAATTTCATAGACATTTCCGTGAATATCAGTCCTGAGAAGTTGGCAACTATAGGCTATGCTTCCAGAGATTCGTTATCTCTTATAGTCAATCAGAAGAAGCACTCTATATTGTTTGGATTGATTAAGTGGAGAAGTCTTGAAAAGACCACTATCATCAACCACAATCCAAATGCTACGATTTCCAGCATTGAAACAATAAATGTGATAGAATAATGGAAAAGAAAGTGGAAAAAGGCTTTCAGAACCTTATCAAGAAAGTAGGTGATGAAAGCGAGAAGATGAAGAAAGTGAAATCTGTTAAGGCATGATATAAGATTTGTTTTAGTATTAGTTAGTAGTAGTTTTTTCATAGTATTAGATTTAAGGTTAATAGTTTGTTTGAGAGAGTGGCTGTGAAGTTACTCTCTTTTTATTTTTTAACGCATTTCTTAAAACGTGCTCATCTGCTGTTGCACTATAATTTAGAAAAGAGTTGCAAATTATATGGCAAAGAGACTTTATGCGCCAAATATAAAAATCAATTTTGCGCCGTCTGAAAGGCAGCTGGAGTTGTGGGAGAAACTGCAACCAGCAAAATGCGATAAGTGCGGCGGCAGGATAGAAATGCGCCAACATGGGGTTGATGACAAAGGATTCCCCATATATGAAGCCACTTGTGTTGAGTGTGGTAATACTGATATTCCAGAACAGATACTTGGTGGTGGTGCAGCTGGCGGTGGAAAGAGCTATCTCGGTTGCTGCTGGCTTGCTTTAAGCTGCATGACCTTTCCAAACATTCTGATGGCAGTTGGCCGTCTGACACTTAAATCACTGAAAGAATCAACATGGAGAACCTTGCTGAATGTGCTGAATGATTGGGGGCTGAAAGAAGATTTGAACTATCATATCAACAATCAGGCTGGTACGCTGACATTCTGGAATGGTTCTACGATATTGATGATGGAGCTTTCCCCGTCACTACAGGACCCAGACTACAACAGGTTCGGTTCTATAGAAATCACTGGAGCTTTTGTTGATGAGGTTGCCGAAATTCCAGAAAAGGCGATAGAAGTTCTGGCATCACGTATTCGTTATAAGGTGGCAGAGACCTTTGTTGTCGGCAAGCTGTTCATGTCATGTAACCCAACTCAGGCATGGCCTCGCAGGACTTTTGTGATGGATGATGACGGTGATCCAATCCAATTGCAGAAGGGTTACAGGTATGTTCCGTTCTCAGTGTTTGACAATCCAAATGAGGGCTTCCGCATCGTCTATATCAACCGACTGAAAAAGATTCGTGACAAGGCTACCAGAGAGCGTCTTTTGTATGGTAACTGGCTATATCCGTCTGAGAACTCGATGGCTGCATACTGGAACTTTGATGGCGAAACCCATTTGGTTATGAATGTCAGAGAGAAATACTATAATCCGTTGAAGCCAATCATCTTGTCTCTTGACTTCAATGTGAATCCGTATATGTCTTGTTTGGCAATACAGATAGACTATGATGCAAAGCGTGTCTGTGTGTTCCCTGAGTATGTAGGGTATGCAAAAGACAAGCTGAACAACACACCGGCACTTTCAAGATATTTGGTAAAGTCCATGAGAGAACTACGACATACTGGTGGAATCATACTTACAGGCGACCCAGCTGGACGAGCGCGTTCAACCCAGACAGAACAAGGAGTGAACAATTTTACGATTATGACTGATGAGTTTGTAAGAAACGGATTCAGACCATCTACAAAATTGTTTGAGAAGCAACCGTCACAGATAACAAGACTTGAATTTGTCAATGAGCTGTTCAAGGGTTATGAGGGCTGGCAGATTGTCATAGATGTCCGTTGTAGGAGGCTCACAGAGGACTTGACCTATCAGAAGAAGAATCCAGATGGTACAAAAGAGAAGAAGAAAGTCCAAATGGAAACTGGAGAGAAAGCCGAAAAATACGGCCACCTCTCAGACTGTCTGGACTATGTTTTAACTTATTTCCTACGAGACAGCTATAATAGATATAGAAACGGGTCATCCAGTTCAATCGTCACAACGGTATCTGGAGGTAGCCTGGTTTATGATTCATTCGATTATTAAAAAATATATATAATGGCATATCAGAGATTTCTAAACGATAAGGACTATCTGGCACTCATCACTCAGGAGGGGCTTGACCAGCTTATTCGTGAGGTGCATGACCGCATACCGCAAGCAGAGAGTAGTGCAGAGGTTTCCGTTCTCGAATATCTCAGGCAGTATTATGAGGTTGAGGAAGAACTGGCAAAGGGCAAGGCCATTAAGCCATACTATGAGCGAATAACTTATCCAGCTGGTGTCTATTTCCTAAAGGACGGTTACATCTATCGCACACTGACGGCCATCAATGGTTACAAGAGACCGAACAGAATTATTTATTGGGTGCTGGTTGAGGAATCACTGACATCTGATCAGCTTTCGGCCATACAGAACTACTCCCAGCTCAAAACCTATAATGTTGGTGAATATGTTCGCTATGGCAATGACATTTGGAAATGCAACTACCAGAACGGATTCGACTTTGATGACATCAGAATCCCTGGAATGTATGTTTGGGAGCAGGTTGTCACTACCGAATGGGTTACTGCTGCAGAATATGATGTGTATCAGGTAGCATCTTATGGCGGCAAGTTCTATATGCTACTGAATAAGGATGAGGGCTATGACCCGCTCGTAAATCCTGTTGAAAGTAATAATTGGGGGGAGATTGGGGCATACAATACGGATTATGAGTATGCCTATGGTGCCGATGACCATGACTATGTTGTGTTTGACGGTTGTGTGTTCAAGCCGGTTATGAACCCCAATGCCGACAAACTGAATGACAATTCAGACAATGGTAGTGTCAATATCGTTCGTGATGACCCTCGCAACCCAAGTCTTGTAAAGCACATGACCCAGCTTGCGCTCTATCAGCTTCATGTATTGATTAGTCCGACAAACATATCTGAGACAAGGCGCATCCAATATGAGGACAGCATGGCATGGTTATATGCAGCTTCGAAGTTCAAGATTATCATTGACATCAAGCGCAAGATAAACAAGGATGATGGTCTGCCAAGAAAGGACTATGCACTGGCAACCTACCAGAAGGACTTTGACCCTTGGCAGAACGATTGGATAATTTGATTACGCAGAGTCGATATAAAATTCTTCGGTTTCCCCACTTGGTCGTGAGATTAGGTGGGGTATTTTTGTGAGGGGGTGTTGAACGAGGATTCCAACCCCTAATGTTATAGTTTATTAAAAGTTTAACTGAAATTTCGATTAGTTAAAAATTTCTTGTACCTTTGCAGCCGAAATGCTACAGAAAAGGCACGATTTGTGCATGATTTGTGCATCAAGCGATGTTTGAATGGCAAAAATGCAGGTTTTAAGAGACCATTGATTCTTTGAAACATAGAACTCTTATCTATCTGATAATCAGGAGAGTTGGCAGAGTGAACGATTGCGCTGGACTCGAAATCCGGTATGCTCTTATGGGCATCGGGGGTTTGAATCCCTCACCTTCCGCTCTTAACAATCTTCCAGCACCTCAAAATGGTGCTGGATTGATTAAGAAACAATTTGATTATCAGGAAGTTAAGGTGTTCTCCTGTTCCTACAAAACACTGCACCTTTTGTTAGGAAATCATATTCAATTCACCGAAGCAATGCACATTTCGTACACAAATTTGTAGTGAGTTTGTGCCACTAATGTGATTAAAAACAGATTCGGTATGATTTCCATCAATTACCAAACTTATGGAAGTAGAGGTCTGCAGTTGCGTCTCAGGTTCTATCTGGACGGTCAGACCAAGTTCATTAACGTGACTAAGCTGCTAAAGGGCAACTTAATCAAAAGGCACTGGAACACCAAGAAGAAATGCTTCTACTCCAGTGCGCCTAATGCGGAGGACAACAACCGCACTCTTGAAGATTTCAGAAAGCCATACGATGAGCGTGCAAGGACATGGACCGGCACACTGGATGGCTTCATGCTCTCATTTAATGAGACGGCTCCAGTTGAGCAACAAGAGGAAAGGAGAACGCTCAAATGGGTGTTCAAGTATTTCATTGATGAAATGAAGCGCAATGGCAGGAATGATGACGGCACTATTGCTGGTGGCTATGAGCCATACGAAAAGACCATCAAGCGTATGGATGAATACTGCCAGGAAATGCACATCAATCTCGATGCCCTGACTTTGGAGGATATGACACCTCAGTTCATCAACAAGTTTCTGGAATGGATTGCTAATCGTGGAAGGGGAAGATGCCTTTATGTCTCAGTGACACTACGAGCCTTACTTAGCAAAAGTGATAAGATGGGCTGGTTTGACATAAACAGCGTGAATAGGTGTAATTGGGCAAAAAAGACTGGTAAGAGCGCAAAAAAGTATCAGACCCTTACCAATGCCCAATGCGAGAAATTCGTGGCTCTGACGAAAGCAGAATTGCCCAGAGGACAGAATACAGAACTCTATCGTGACTTCTGCACCTTTATATTATATACATGTCAAAGTGTTTGTGATGCCGTTTCTCTCCAGTACAAGGACATTCAGACGATCAATGGTGTTGAACACTTTGTTTTCAAGCGCAGGAAGATAGCAAGCAAGCAGTCGATTGATTGCTCTGTGCCTATCAACTCTGTCATGCGTGACATAATGAAACGCTGGAAACCATATACCAAGGACGGCTATGTGTTCCCTATCAGGAGCAAGGAAAGGTTGGAGAATAGCGTGATAAACAATGGTGACATAAAGCACTTTATTAGCAAGATAAATTGCTGGTTAAAGAAAGTGACTGAGATACTGGAATGTCCGTTTCCGCTGCATACATACGTCTTTCGGCACACTGGTATCACTCACTACATCAGCAAAGGCATACCAGTCATTTATGTAGCCAATCTTGCTGGAACCTCTGTCGAGAACTGTGAGAATATCTACTATAACAACCAAGGAGATACAACCAGCCGCGACAAGGTACTCAATGCCATCAAATTTTAAGGGCCGGAATGTTTCACAACATCCCAGCCCATCCAACTTAGGTCAATTTCGACTCTCTGACCTGTGACTGGATGGCGAACCACCCAGCTTTTATATTAACGATTTATCCAAGAAATTATTATGGCAAAAGTTATAAGCACCATCAGTTTTGTCGCATACGGCGATGATTATGGAGTGACCGTATCATGCGGCATCAAGAAAGTGTCTGTCAGTTACGATCCAAGGCGCAGCACCAAGTTTGAATCTCAGATAGAAGTCCTGAGACGCATGAACCTCAAAGACGAGGAACAGGTCATCAGGGATTTCACTGCTGTAGCGAGGATGATTCTCGCCAGATACAATGATAGAGAATAACACCAAGCTATCTTTACAGACTACTTGGGGGAAATAATACTTTTGAATTACTCTAAGCCACCAGCACATTTCACAATGGACTGGTGGCAACTTCAATAATGTTTAATTTAATCATTTATTGCTAAAGAAAAGATGCAGTCCGTTACTCTCGTATCAGACTGCACAACTACAAAGTATATTTAACTCTTTTTCGTGTATGAGCAAAAATTTTAGTTGCGGGAGCGGAGTCCGAGTCCGCAATCTCATGGTAATGAGCCATGCGTGTTAGCCAATTACACTATCCCGCGATATGGGTTTGATTATGGGCTGCCTGGATACTAACCTCAAACTCTCCAAGCTAATCAACGTACCTAAATTTCAGAGTTCTCATATTATTATAGTGAAAAACTCTGCAAAAAGTTAAAGCATGGTCGTTAATCTTTGTTATTTAACGTGCATCAGTATTTCTTGTTGCCATGCTTCCATTGTCTCAATCTGTTATAACGCATCTTCTGTGAGATATGCCAGTCCAAGTCGATGTGATGGAGGTCTGCCAGCTTTTCGGCCATTGCAAAGATACTACTGCAGACAATGGGCATCGTCTCACAGCCAGTAATCACGTCTATGAGGTCGAATGATTGTTTGAGCAAGTGTTGATTGTCGAAGTCTGGATGCAGCTCTGTGTGGACTTTGGTAAGCTGTTCTGCATTGATACCAGTCTCTCCCATGAAGTCAAAAGTGCGGATGCAGACATCAGCAAGCTCATCTTCGAATGTCTCTTTGATGTAGGTCTTGAACCATTCCTTGAAGCGGTTGTCTGGGTCATTTGGATCAACTTCCAGCCGGTGTTCAAATAGCTGGCGGTTGGCATGTCTGTTCTTTCTGTCTGCTGCTATCATTTCACATATCTCAGTGATGATAAGCATGAGCCAGTGTTCGTTGTCTTGTGGTTCCTCATGCCATCCATGTTCAACGGCTGTCTGGTGAACCTGTTCAATGTACTCTTGGATTTTCATTGTTGTTAAAATGATTTTTGTATTTAGTTATTCTTTCTATTGAGGATTATCATCTGCATCTACAAATCTTAGTACAACTTTCTTACCATCACGAATCAGAGAATCAAACCGCATACCATTGCCGTTTTCTCCGCAGTTTTTGTCGAGCCACCAGTCAATGAGCATGAGGATTTCGCCTTCTGGAATCTGACGGCGGTCATCGGTCATGCAGTTCTTGTCACGTTTGCTTTCCTTTGCTATGTACGCATTGAACAGCGCACAGCAGATTTTGTAATCTTTCGCTGCCATATTATATTTCCTCCTTTCTTCTGCATCTGTCTGCATAGTATTCAAGTGATTCGACCAATTGGCCATAACTGAGGTCTGGAAACTCCTTGATGAGTTCTTCCAGTTGCATTTCAAATTCTTCTTGTCTGTTCATATTCCTTAATTGCTTGAAGTCCGTGTGATGTGATCTGATAGCCTGTACCATGATACCCATTTAATGAAGGAGTCCAACGCACCAGCTTTTTCTTGGCGAGCTTAGAAAGATAAGAGCCGGCACATAGCCATGCTTTCTTGCTTGAAGCTGCCCCATGACCGCAATTCGATACGGCAGTGAATAGAGATTGCTTCTCAGGGTCATTTCCCCAGAACTTTTGAGCAAACACAAGAGCCGACATGACAACTGAGAAGTTGATAGTCGGTGCCAGTATTTTGAGGGCTTTGTAGGTTTTTTCTGTAATCATTTTGATGAATTGTTTTCAAAGCTATTGATAAACTTATACATTTGAGAATCATACGACCCAGAATTTTCTTGTGCCCTACGCATTTGCTCAGTGGTCATGCCAGAACTTCTGAGAATATCAGTTGCCAAAGTAGGCTCGCAATATACTACAACGAGGTCCTGGATGCAACACCAAATGCCGTTATAGAACTCATCCCTTCCGTGTTTCTCAAAGACTTTGTGGAGTCCTTCAAAATATACGCCGACAAATGGATCGTTATCTTCATAGTCAGCAATGGCCTTTATTTCTATCAGCTCATCATGTATTTCTTCTTTTGTCATAATCAATCTTCTTTAATTGTTTCACCTTCACTGTAGCAATCAATTTTTATAACTTTGTTACGCTTTCTGCCCATAGCTAAGAATGAAAACAAACTCATTTTTTCTTTGCTTCCATCCTTAAAATAAGCAACAATAGTATTTGTATCTCCTGGAATTGCTTGCCATCCAGTTTTCTTGTTATCTAATTCAAATGTTTTCATAAATCAATACACTTTAAGTTATTCAAACAACGATTTCTGCTTATACCACTTTGGTAGCTCGTCGCTACTGTAGGCACGCAGACAATCGTTCGGATGACAAATAGACTTATAATTATCGTATTCCTTGTAGAGCACCCACTGCTCGATGTCACCTGCCCAATAAGCATACGGCTCATCATCGCAGAACATCTGACAGCCATCCATGCTCTCAGGAAAAAGTGTAGTTCCTTCGGGTATCATAGATCACTCATATCAAGTTTAGGTATCGGCATCCAAAACGCCACATCACTCGTATAGCCAAAATCAGTCAAGAACCATTCTTTCTTGTCGTCATTATACCAACCAACGTAATATTGGAACGATTTATGCTGTACGTCAAGCCATGCGCAAAACACCAAATCGCAATGCTTTGGCAGCTTTTCTTTTGATTTTATCCAGGGTTTATTCACCAGCATAACACCGCCATTGGCACGGCTGGCCGCCTCCTGCTCGGTTGACAGCCTTGTGATGATGTTCTCTGACACAGGCTCTTCCAGCACGTAGCGGTCGAAGTGGTCTTTGCGGCGGAC